GTGAACTTGTATGACACCCCGCCCATACGCTGCACCGCCCAGACAAAATGATTTTCAACTTCTTTTTCTTTCATGTCAAGAAGTTTAGCACAAAAAGTTGTGATACACTGAACGCCTCATCAACTAAAGGACTCTGAAATGCAGCACTCCAGTATCGTCGGCGGTAGCACCGCTAAGAGGGTAATCAACTGCCCTGGCTCTGTGGCCCTAGTCGCCAAGATGCCGCCTAAACCTTCAAGCAAATACGCTGACGAAGGCACGCTCCTACACAACGTCATTGCAGAGATCGTGATGTCGGGCCAGCCGCCAGAGCATTACCTTGGCACCGTGTACGAAGGCCAGACACTCACGCAAGAACTGATCGACAATAAGTTGAAGCCCGCGCTGGCCGCGCTGGACGAGATCGACCCCAACCAGGAGATGGAAATTGAAGCAGAAACAAGCGTTAATTTTGGTAATTTATTGCCTGGGGTTTTTGGTAGCACTGATCTTATCGGTCGTATTAAACAGCGCGCTATCGTATTGGATTGGAAGTTTGGTGACGGGGTGGCTGTGGAGGTAGAAGAGAATATGCAGCTGATGTTCTACGCCGCTGCGGCCATGCGTACGCCGCAAGCGCAATGGGCCTTTGAGGGCGTGACCGAGATTGAAATGGTCATTGTGCAGCCGCCCGCAGTCAAGCGTTGGGTCACTACGCCAGCGCACATCGCGGAGTTTGAATTGCAGTTGGTGCAGGCCGTGAAGATGAGCGAGAAGAAGACCGCGCCGCTGCGCTCTGGCGATCACTGCCGTTGGTGCGCCGCCAAGCCGGTATGCCCACAGATGACCGGCGCAGTAGAGCGCGCCTTGCAGACGACCATTGACAACCTAGACCCGCCTACCATTGCCACGTATCTAAAAAACGCTGATATGCTGGAGCAGTGGATCACCGACCTGCGGGCCTTGGCCCTTCAGTTGTTGGAGTCTGGTGCCAAGCTGCCTGATTACAAACTGGTCGCTAAGCGTGCGATCCGTTCATGGACCGACGAGGACAAGGCCAAGGTCGCCTTGTTTGCGTTTGGTCTGACCGAATCTGAGGTGTTGGAGACTTCCGTGATCTCTCCGGCCAAAGCTGAGAAAGCGCTCAAAAAGCGCAAGCAGGCTTTGCCGGACGATCTGGTGGTCGCCATCTCTTCAGGTAACACCTTGGCAAGCGCGGATGACCCGCGCCCCGAGGTGATGCTCCTGGGTAAGCAATTAACCGCTGCCCTTTCTAAACTTCAATAAAGGAACAGAAATGTCCAATCTAGTAGCGTTTTCCCAAGCGGGCTTGCCCGCAGTTTCCACCCTCGCATCCTCTCTGCGGGCTATCCAATCCGACGTCGGCCCAGCCGGTACGGTCATCCTGAAAATGGACAAGACCGGCCATTGGGTGTTTGGTGCAGACCAAACCGAAATCGAAGAGGACAGCACCTGGGCGGTCAACCCTTTCTCCTTTGTCCACGGCTTTATTGCTTGGGGCGATGGTGAGGTGTTGGGCGAGAAAATGGTGCCCGTGTCCCAGCCCCTGCCGGAGTTGGACGGAGCGCCCCCAGCAGCCAAAAAGGGCTGGGAAACTCAGGTGGGCATGAGTTTGAAATGCCTGACTGGCGAAGACAAGGGTATGGAAGCGCGCTTCACGACCACCTCGGTGGGCGGTAAGAAAGCGGTTCAGACCATTGCCATTGCCTTGGCAGATCAGGTCGAGAAAGACCAGACCAAACCTGTGCCAGTGGTGCGCCTCAAAAAGGAGCACTACCAGCACAAGTCGTATGGCCGGATTTTTACGCCGGTTTTCGAGGTGGTAGAGTGGTTGACTTTGGAGGGTGAGGCTGAACCGGCTAAAGCCGAGGCACCTACCCGTCGTCGTCGCGTAGCGGCTTAACGGCCTTTTCTGATGCCCATTGGTAACAGTGGGCATTGGAAAAGGAGACGACGATATGAACATCTTAGCGTTTGGCGGCGGTACAGATTCAACAGCAATCATTTGCGGTTGGATTGAAAAAAAGTTACCGCCCTTTGATTACATTTTGTTTGCGGACACTGGCGGCGAACGCCCGCACACTTACGAGCACATTGAAAGAATGCAGAAATTCTTAGTCGACAATGATATGCCGCCTATCACCATAGTCCGCAAAGTGAAGCGCGATCAGACTGTGCAAACTTTAGAGCAGAATTGTTTGTCTGCAAATATGCTGCCTAGTTTGGCGTATGGCTTTAAGGGTTGCTCTCAAAAATTTAAAGTCGCGCCGCAAGACAAGTTTGTCAACAATATTGAAGGCATGAAAGCCTTTTGGAAATCAGGCCGCAAAGTCAATAAATTTATCGGCTACGAGTTTTCTGAGCGCCGCCGCTGGATGAAAGCGCCGATTGAAGATGAGAAGTATGTGTACATCTACCCGCTTGTAGAGTGGGAATGGTCACGCCCCGAATGTATCGCCGCGATAGAGCGCGCGGGTTTGCCACTGCCTGGTAAGTCATCTTGCTTTTTTTGCCCCGCGTCTACAAAGCCGGAGATCGCGTATCTAAAAGAAACTTACCCGTTAATGTTCCAACGGGCAATTGCTATGGAAGACAACGCCAACTTGACTTCGGTTAAGGGTTTAGGTCGTCGGTTTTCATGGCGTGATTACGCAACAACGCTAGAAGAGCCGACTGTTGTGCCTTGCATTTCATGCGTAGATGAGACTAGCGATGATTTGGCTTGATTTTGAGACCCGTAGCGCCTGCGACCTAAAAGTCGCGGGCGTTTACAACTACGCCCAGCACGGCACTACTGAAGTGCTGTGTATGTCTTACGCTTTTGATGACGAAGACGTACAGACTTGGTTGCCCGGCCAGCCGTTCCCCGACCTGACTGGCCACCGCGTCTACGCCCACAACGCCGCGTTCGAGCGTTTAATTTTTTGGTATGTCTTGCAGCTAGACATTCCACTGGAGCAATTCGTTTGCACCGCAGCGCAGGCCCGCGCCAATTGCGCGCCTGGCTCCCTTGAGGACGTGGGGCGCTTCGCTGGCGCGTCTATGAAGAAAGACCACCGAGGCGCGCAGCTAATCCGCAAGATGAGCGTGCCGCCCTACGAGGAGTCGCCCGAGTTGACCGCCGAGATGGTGGCCTACTGCGAAATGGATGTGCGGGCCATGCGGGCTATCAGCAAGGCCATGCGGCCATTGTCTGCACAAGAACTACAAGACTACCATGTCAACGAGCGCATCAACGATCGTGGCGTTCTAGTCGATGTGCCCTTGTGCCAGGCTGCGGTCAAGTACGCCAGCGCCGAATTGGCCGAGATTCAAGAGATCGTCGCCGAGGTGACCGGCGGCGAGATCACCAGCGTGCGCTCACCCAAGATGCGCGCATGGGTGTACGCCCGCGTAAATGATGAGGCTCGCAAGCTGATGCAAAAAGACGGCAAGGTCAGCATTGACAAGACCGTTCGATTCAACTTACTTAACTGTGATGGAGTGCCGCCCGATGTTCAAGAAGTCATCCAATGCGCCGACGACCTTTGGGCGTCCTCGGTTGCGAAGTTCAGCCGCCTTGCACAGCTATCAGATGAAGAAGACGGCCGAGTACGAGGCGCGTTTGTGTTTGCAGGCGGCAGCGCTACTGGACGCGCTTCGTCTTATGGAGCACAAGTCCACAACTTTACCCGCAAGTGCGCTCAGGAACCCGAAGCCGTACGCACAGCTATGGTCAGGGGCCACGCCATCGTCCCCAAGTACGGCAAGCGAGTCACCGACGTCCTCAGAGGGATGCTCCGACCCGCCCTTGTACCTAGTAAGGGTAAATACCTAGTCGTTGCCGATTGGTCGGCCATTGAGGCTAGGGTAAACCCTTGGTTATCAGCCAGGGGCGACGAGAAGCTGGCCTTGTTTGCGTCCGGCGAGGACGTGTACAAAGTCAACGCCGCAGCCACGTTCCGTGTCAGCGTGGGCCAGGTCAATAAAGACCAGCGCCAAATCGGCAAGGTGCAGGAGTTAGCTTGCGGCTTTGCCGGTGGCGTCGGTGCCTTCGCCGCGATGGGCCGCGCCTACGGCATCATGCTGCCGGAGTCCGACGCGCGGCGCATGGTAGATGCTTGGCGTAGGGCAAACCCTTGGTCCGTTCCGTACTGGCAAGACCTAGAATCAGCGTACACCCGCGCCATGCGAAACAAAGGCAAAGAGTTCAGCGCTGGACGGGTGACCTATATGTTCGACGGCCTGCACCTGTGGTATGTGCTGCCCTCTGGACGCATCCTGTGTTACCCCTACGCCCGATTGGAATCAGAAGGTGTGACTTACGCCAAAGCTGCATGGAAACCCGCCGCTGATGCCAAGGAGTGGCCCCGCGCCCGTCTGTGGAAGGGCTTGGCCTGCGAGAACATCACTCAGGCCGTGGCTAATGACTTGCTGCGCCATTCGCTGCGCCAGCTTGACGACGTGGTGCTGCACGTCCACGATGAAATTGTGATCGAAACCGCAACGCCCGACCCCGAGGCGCTGCGCTTGATCATGTGTACCCCGCCTGACTGGGCTAAGGGTTTACCCCTAGACGCTGAAGTTGAAGTTATGACTCGTTATGGAAAGGGCTAATATGTCTGTGAATTTTTTAAATTACTTGGAAGAGATCGCTCCTGAGGGCGAGGTTATTTTGTTCGTGCGGCAGAAGCCCATCCTCAAGGACGGCGAAGTGCAACACCATGCAGACGGCGCAGTCAAGTGCGCGTGGCCTGCGTTCCTACCTAAGAAGTGGAAGCCCGATCAGGCGTGGTACTGCAACACCGGCTGCTTCATCATCGACCGATTCGACGAGGGCAGGCCAGCAGCCAAGGCCGACGCCTGCGAGCGTGTGGCCTTCCTAGTGCTGGATGACGTGGGCACCAAGGCCAAGGTGCCACCTATCGCCCCGACGTGGATCATGGAGACTAGCCCCAACAACTACCAGTACGGCTACACCTTTGCGCTGGACGACCAGCCCATGAAGGGTGAATTCAGCGCCGCGATCGTAGCGATCGCCGAAGCAGGCTATACCGACGGCGGCGCGATCAACCCCGTGCGTAACTTCAGACTGCCCGGCTCGATCAATCTCAAGCCTGGCCGCGATCGCTTTGCGTCCCGTTTGGTAGAGTTTCACCCCGAGCGTGAGTTTTCGCTGGCCCAGATATGTGAGGCGCTTAACGTAGTGCCCAACCCAGCAGACACGGCCACGATACGCCCGATCCGGCTTGCAGACGACGGCGGCGACGATGTGCTGGCGTGGACCGCAGCGCGTGGCGATCTGCTAGAGAAGGGCAACAATAGCGGCTGGTGGGGCGTCGTTTGCCCCAACAGTGGCGAGCATAGCGACGGCAATCCGATGGGCCGGTATCACCCCGTAAACCGCGCCTATTGCTGCCTGCATGAGCATTGCTCAGAGTGGGATAGCGCCGCCTATCTTGCGTGGGTCGAGGAGCAGGGTGGGCCTAAGCGCTCGCATGGCCTGCGCGAAGAGTTGCTGGCCGCAGTGATGGAAGACACCCTTGCCAAGCTGACCCCGACGCCCGCATACCCCGACGAGGCCGCAGCAGTGATTGCAGAGGTAGAAAACCGCGAGATGGGCCGCGTGGAGATGAGCGGCTGGTTTGAGCGCTTTGCGTACATACAGGACGACGACGCGTACTTTGATATGCAAGACCGGCGCGAGTTGATGCGTAAGACTTTCAACGCTATGTTCAGGCATATCAATTGCAAGTCACGCCACGGTAAGCACCCCAAAATTGAGGCGTCTAATTCGTTCGACGAGTACCGCCAAGACAAAGGCGCTCGCGCTCTGGTCGGCATCACCTACGCGGCAGGCGAGTCCGTCCTGGTCGCCCGTGAAGGCTTGGTTTACGGCAACCGCTGGCGCGATGCCCGGCCCGAGCCGATGGCCGGTGACGTGTCCGCGTGGCTGCGCCATGTCGAGCGCATGGTCCCGATTGAGTATGAGCGCGAACATCTTTTGAACGCCTTAGCCCATAAAGTGCAATTCCCCAGCCATAAGATTAACCATGCCATCCTATTAGGCGGCAATCATGGCAGCGGCAAAGATACCCTGTTCGCCCCATTCTTTTGGGCCATAGGCGGCAAGGCCAAGCACAATTGCTCGCTGGTCAAGAACGAGGACCTAAGCAGTCAGTGGGGCTACGCCCTCGAGTGCGAAGTGATGGAGATTGCAGAACTGCGCCAAGCAGAGGCCAAAGACCGGCGCGCGCTGGAGAACACCCTAAAGCCCATTATTGCCGCGCCGCCTGAGTTGTTGATGGTCAACCGCAAGGGCTTGCACCCCTACTACGCCCTAAACCGCGTGTTCGTAGTCGCGTTTTCAAATGAGCGCGTGGCGATATCGCTGCCCTCAGAGGATCGCCGTTGGTTCGTCTTATGGTCCGAAGCAGGCAAGCTGCCAGAGGCCGATGCCGTGGCCTTGTGGAATTGGTACGAAAACCGGGGCGGCTTTGCAGCAGTGGCGGCTTACCTGCATTTGCGTGACGTGAGCGCGTGGAACCCTAACGCAGCGCCCCCGATGACCGAAGCGAAGGCCATCATGGTCGAGCATGGCATGAGCGGCGCTGAGTCGTTCCTAGTCAACCTAATCAAGGCCCGGCAGCGCGCATTTTCTAGCGGCGTGGTAGGCGCGCCCTTCTTCGCTATTTGCGACGAATTGCAGTTATACGCGCCAGCAGGGATCAAGATTGTCCCGCCTGCCCTCATGCACGCCCTCAAAGAGGCCGGATGGGTAGATATGGGCAGACTGGCGTCGCGTGAGTATCAGACCAAGAAACACATCTTTTGCGCGCCTGAACTGGCGAAAAGCAATAAATCGGATTTACGCCGGGCCATAGAAAAAGCCCCCGAAGGGGCTTAGTCAAGATCAAAAAGGATCGCAAGGATCGCGGCCACCAAGGCCGCTGCAATTATGAGCATAGCGCGCGCCGGGCATCGTCGCGTGTTGCTTCGTTATCATCATCTAGCAGCGCGGCCAACACATCGGCCAGATGCGTACTACGCGCTAATTCGTCGCCTAGCGCGCGCTGTAAATCGTCAATGCGCGCCAGTAAATCGGCCGTTATAGTGTCGCCGTTGATGTATGCGTGACGTTCTAGAATCATGGCGCGCCCCTTTCAACTATGCGGTAATCGCTTGGCAAATAATCCGCCATCTCACGCATTAATTCGTCGATTTCGGCTTGTGCTTCGCTTTTTGTAGCGAATGCCAACGGGCCGTTATTGTCGGTCCAACAGTTTTCCCATACATTGACCATGCGGGTTTGTACTTCGTAAGTCATAGGTACTCCAACAAAATAGCGGCCAAGATCAGGCCAATTGAGACGGCCAGCAGCACATCGGCCAGTGGGTGAGGGGTAGGTGTGGGTTTATAGTGTTCGCGCATTTTGCATTTCCAATTTAATAGCATTGTCGATTTTTCGCTGATTGTGGCCGTCGGCCAGCTTATCGGCCAGCATGGCCGCGTCGATGGCCTCCGGCGTCGGCGTCGGCGTCGGTGGCGTATACGGCCGTAGGATGGCCTCAAATAGTGGGTGGATCATAGTCCGGCCCCTACGGCCATAGATAGGCCGCTCACCCGGTAGCACGCGCCATCGCTGCGCTGCACGTCGATGGTCCCGGCGCGCCGTATGGCCAGCACTAAGACCCGCTCCATGCGGCCGTATAGGCTTATGTGAATATATTGTCCGATTTTCATAACTTACTTTCGTTTACTGTAGCGGCCAAGATTAGCCCCTAAGCGGCCGCAATGGCCGCTTAGAGATAACCCTATGCTGCTAAGCGCAAATTAATCACCCGATGGCGCGAGCCGTGAGCGGGAAAGGCCACGATGGCCGCGCGCTGTCGCTGGCACAATTGGCACGTCGCGCACGATACATCGTCGCGCTGCGTCGCAGGGCAAATAACGACCGACCGGCCCTTGGGTGTTTTAGTGTTTTCTGTCATTGTGCTAGGCACCACCACCACCACCGGCCCGCATTCAGTATCGGCCAGCGCGTCAGCGTCGCTTAAATCATTGGCCGATAGGTTGACAGTAAAGCCCCATGCATTAGCGTGCTTGATCCATTGCAGGCTCGCGCTGTCGCGATGGTGGCTGTAAGTAAACCCGCGACGGCCCGCATTGGCCGCGACTAATTGGCCAAGCTTTACAGCATCAACAGTGTTACCGGCTTGGGGTAAGTCACCGGCTTGATTGTGTCTCCACAATTGGCCCTCCGGCAGCGCTGCAATTGATTGTGTGAATTGGCCCCATGTGGTGCCCCTAGTGCCCGCACTGACAGCGCGCCAGTGCAGCGCGAGCGGCCCGCTATCGGCGTAGCATTCGGCGCGCATGGCGCAATTGGTAGGACAACTATCCTTTTCAGTAGTGCTTACGGGAATAGGGCCGGTTTTTACATTGGCCGATTTGAGGGTTAAATGTACTTGCATGATGTTGCCTTTTATTGTAGTGAATGAACAAGGGCCGGAGCCCTTGGAGGGTGAATTAAACAATAAATTCGTCGTTTGAAACTACGCCATACGCCAGGGCAATAGCTAAAATTTCATTTTGCGATTTCTTACTGCGCGCTGCGCGATACAGTGCGGACAGTGCGCGCGCAACATAGTTTGCGCCAAAGTGTTGCATTTTGAGGGTGATTGCAATTTCACGTTTTTCGGATTTTGTCATGATATTTTGCCTTTACTGTATTGCATGGCGATGTTGCCATGCTTAGTATTGTAAGGGAATTTATTGCACTGTCAACAACTATTTTCTAGGTGTTTACCCTTAGTTGATAAAAATTGTGGGCACCTATCGCGGCATTTTGTAGGTACTGGCGTTTTCATGCGGTTCTCCAATGGGGCCGATCAACTGTAGGTCATATTGTCATTAATTAGATCTTAATTTATCTAAACCTTACATTTCATAATGTGAAATCTTACAATACTTACAATATGGGGTAGAGCGACTTAAATTGGCGTTTTAAAGTGCCTACATGACCCACACCGCCAACGCGCCGCATTTTGCCGACCGCGCATGGCCACATGGTTAACGGAAGCATCCTAACCGCGTAGGCTATGCCTACATGACCCACATGGTGGCCGGTGGCCAATGGCCGGTATCGCAGGCCATGCGATCGCATTGGCATGACCCACATGACCCACATGACCCACCAGGTAATGCTTGCCATTCTGACTACTATATGCTTGCCATTCTGACTAATATATGCTTGCCATTCTGACTAGCATTACCCTTGCCATTTTGCTAACTATATGCTTGCCATTTTGCGTAGGATTTTGGCCAAGAGGGGGAGGGGTAGGGCCGAGCGGTTGGGCCAGCGGAAACGGAGGGACCACAAACAAAATTTTTTTAATATAAAATCCAAAGCACACGCCCACCCAGGCGCAGGAGAACCATTTGTTCAAGTCACTGCCGCTCACTGTCCGACACGTCCAAGCGACCGAATCGCGCTTGCAGGCGATATACGACGCTGCCAAGCTGGGGCTCAAAGGCGACACGTTGGCCCTGGCGTCAGGGATGCGGCCAGAGGAGTACCAGCACCTGTGCCAATTTGACGCACTGGCCGAGATGGCCGCACGCAAAGGCAAGGCTGACGGCGAGCGCGAGATGGCCGACGTGCTGCACAAGGCAGCCCGCGAGGGTGACGCTAAGGCGGCGCTTGAAATATTGAAGCACCAGCACGGCTGGGTCGCCAAGCAGTCCATCACGGTGGACATCGACCAACGCATATCCATCACGCAGGCGCTGCAAGAAGCAGAGATGCGCGTCATAGAGGTTGTAGATGCAGTCCACCAAATACAGCGCTGAAGACGAACAGGCCCTGATGGCGCGTCTGTGGACGCCGCGCATCAAGGACAACCCGCTGAACTTTGTGATGCTCACGTTTCCGTGGGGCGTCAAGGGCACGCCGCTAGAAAACTTCAAAGGACCGCGCAAGTGGCAGCGCGACGTGCTGCAAGACTTGGCCGACCACATTGAAGAGAACAAAGGCCAGTTGGATTACGCAGTGCTGCAAAGCGCAATATCGTCGGGGCGCGGTATTGGCAAGTCGGCGCTGGTCTCGTGGATCACAATCTGGATGTTGTCAACGCGCATTGGGTCCACGACCATCATCTCGGCCAACTCGGAGTCTCAGTTACGCAGCATCACCTGGGCCGAAATCACTAAATGGCTGGCAATGGCGCTCAACTCGCACTGGTTTGAAGTCAGCGCCACGCGGCTGATGCCCGCCAAGTGGCTGACTGAACTGGTCGAGCGGGATTTGAAGAAGGGTACCAGGTACTGGGGCGTCGAGGGGCGGCTGTGGTCGGAGGAGAACCCGGACGCCTACGCGGGTGTGCATAACTACGACGGTGTGCTGGTGATCTTTGACGAGGCCAGCGGTATTGCTGACGCGATCTGGGCGGTGACAAGTGGATTCTTTACCGAGAACACGCCGCACAGGTTCTGGCTGGCGTTCTCCAACCCGCGCCGCAACACGGGGTACTTCTACGAAGCGTTTAACTCCAAGCGGGCGTTTTGGAAAACCAAGGTGGTGGATGCGCGCACGGTAGAGGGTACGGACAAACAGGTCTACGAGCGGATCATTCAGGAGTACGGGCCGGACTCCAGCCAGGCGCACGTCGAGGTCTACGGGATGTTCCCAAGCGCGGGGGACGATCAGTTTATTGGCTCGGACATTGTGGACGAGGCGATGGGGCGGGAGAAGTACAAGGATTTGTCAGCGCCCATTATCATCGGGGTGGACCCAGCGCGCTACGGCGCGGACGCAACGGTCATCGCGGTGCGTCAAGGGCGGGATATTGTCAACATCACGCGCCACCGTGGGGACGACACGATGACGGTGGTGGGGTATGTGATCGACGCCATTGAGGAGTACAAACCGGCGCTGGTGGTGATTGACGAAGGCGGGCTAGGGGCTGGGATTGTGGACCGGCTCAAAGAGCAACGGTACAAGATCAAGGGCGTGAACTTTGGAAACAAGGCCAAAAACCCGATAATGTACGGAAATATGCGCGCTCAGATGTGGGGTGAGATGAGGGAGTGGCTGAAATCTGCTAGTATCCCGACCGACAGGTTCTTGAAGACGGATTTGATTTCGCCTAAGATGAAGCCTGATTCACGTGGAACAATTTTCTTGGAGAGCAAGAAAGAAATGAAAGCGCGGGGACTTGCATCGCCAGACGCAGCGGACGCAATATGCGTGACGTTTGCTTTTCCCGTGGCTCACCGCGAGTATACTGAGCCTACTCGCCGGTATAACGCTCAAGACGGCGCAATGCACACTTCATGGATGGGGTCTTAATTATGGCTACTAAACCTGGGCTTTACGCAAACATTCACGCCAAGCAAGAGCGCATCAAGGCAGGCTCTGGCGAGAAAATGAACAAAGTTGGCAGCAAGGCAGCGCCTTCGGCCAAAGATTTCAAAGATTCTGCCAAGACGGCGAAGAAGAAATAATGCCATTAGTTAAATCATCTTCCCCCAAAGCCTTTCGCGCTAACGTGAAGGCTGAAGTGGCTGCCGGTAAGCCGGTTAAGCAGGCCGTGGCAATTGCCTATTCGGTTAAGCGCGAAGCTAAACCAGCCCCAATGAAAAAGAAATAGTATGGCAGATTACACCGGCATGGTAGCAGTAGGTAATGTCGCCAACGGTGGTGGCAAGAAGAACGACGACTCTAGCGTGCTGGCAACCGCCCGCAGCCGTTTGGACATGGCAATTGGTGCTTTGTCCGAATCCCGTGAGGATGAGATTGACGATCTGAAGTTCTATGCCGGTTCGCCCGATAACCACTGGCAGTGGCCTGCTGATGTGCTGGCGACCCGTGGCGCGGTACAGGGGCAGACGATTAATGCGCGGCCTTGTTTAACGATTAATAAGCTGCCGCAGCACGTAAGGCAGGTGACCAATGACCAACGACAAAACCGCCCAACAGGCAAAGTTATTCCAGCCGACGACAAAGCAGACATTGACGTTGCCGAAGTCTTCAACGGCATGGTTAGACATATTGAATACATCTCGGACGCAGATGTTGCTTACGACACCGCCTGCGAAAACCAAGTCTCCTACGGAGAAGGCTACATCCGGCTCCTGACCGAGTATTGCGACGACAATACCTTTGACCAAGACATCAAGATTGGTCGGGTTCGCAATTCGTTTTCGGTCTACATGGACCCGACAATTCAAGACCCGTGCGGGCAAGACGCCAAGTGGTGTTTTGTCACCGAGGACATTCCCAAGGCTGAGTATGAGCGCAAATACCCTGATTCTGCGCCCATTACTACGCTGCAAACACTAGGCGTTGGCGATCAGAATCTGTCCCAATGGCTAAATGAGGACACGATCCGTATTGCGGATTACTATTACGTCGATTACGACCAAGCAACGCTTAATCTGTACCCTGGGAACGTCACCGCGTTTGAGGGTACACCCGAAGACAAGCAATTGCGTGCTATTTACGGCGAGCCCAAGAAAAGCCGCGAATCTGACCGCTGCAAGATCAAATATTGCAAGATAAACGGGTATGAAATCCTTGAAGAACGCGACTGGGCGGGGCAATATATTCCCATTGTGCGTATCGTGGGCAATGAATTTGAGGTTGACGGGCGTTTGTATGTGTCCGGCTTGGTGCGAAACGCCAAAGACGCGCAGCGGATGTACAACTATTGGGTATCCCAAGAGGCAGAGATGCTGGCCTTGGCTCCAAAAGCGCCATTTATCGGGTACGGCGGCCAGTTTGAGGGTTATGAGAACCAGTGGAAGACCGCAAACACGACCAACTGGCCGTATTTAGAGGTAAATCCTGACGTAACCGACGGCGCTGGCGCTACATTGCCACTGCCCCAGCGTGCCCAGCCGCCAATGGCCTCCAGCGGGTTGCTGCAAGCAAAAGCTGGCGCATCTGAAGACATTAAATCGTCCACCGGCCAATATAACGCGTCTTTGGGCATGACTTCCAACGAGCGTTCAGGAAAAGCGATTCTTGCGCGTCAGCGTGAGGGTGATGTTGGGACTTACCACTACGGCGACAACCTTGCACGCGGCGTGCGGTACTTGACCCGTCAGTTAATTGACCTGATTCCCAAAATCTACGACACCCAGCGCATTGCCCGCATCATTGGTGAGGACGGCGAGACCAGCATGGTCAAGATTGACCCAACTCAGCAAGAGCCGGTCAAGAAGATCATGGACCAGAACGGGATTGTGATCGACAAGATTTACAACCCCGGCGTCGGCAAGTACGACGTGGTGGCGACCACTGGACCAGGCTACGCGACCAAGCGCCAAGAGGCTTTGGAGGCGATGGGCCAACTGTTGCAAGGTAACCCACAATTGTGGTCTGTTGCTGGTGACCTGTTTGTGAAGAACATGGACTGGCCTGGTGCCCAAGAGATGGCCAAGCGTTTTGCTAAGACGATTGATCCCAAGCTGATGCAAGATGGCGATAAGCCGCCAGAGTTGCAGGCTGCCGAGCAGCAAATACAGGCTATGGGTCAAGAGATGGAGCAAATGCACCAGATGATCATTAACGCTGGCAAGTCGATTGAGATGCAAGATATGCACCGAAAGGACTTTGAGGCTGAAATTAAGGCGTACCAAGCCGAAACCCAGCGTATTTCTGCGGTGCAGGCGTCTATGTCACCCGAGCAGATTCAAGACATTGTGCTGGGCACGGTCCACGGCATGATCACTTCTGGCGACTTGGTGTCCGAGATGCCAGGTCGGGACATGGATACCGGACCTGAGATGCCGCAAGAGGGCATGGAACAACAAATGCCACCAATGGGAATGCCACAATGATGTACAAAGCCGCTGATTTTGTCGGGATGCTGTTTTTAGCCCGTGATGTGGCGCACAGCGTCCACTTAAACACCCGCAGTTATTCCAAGCACGTTGCACTCAATATTTTTTATGAGCGCATTATTGGCGCTGCGGACGATTTTGCCGAAGCCTACCAAGGCCGTCACGGTTTGATGGGTCCCATTACGCTGCACTCGGCCACCAAGACGGCCAACATCATCGACTTTTTGCAAAACCAGTTAGATGAGATTGAAAAGTGCCGCTATGACGTAGTGGACAAAACCGATATGTCGT